AAAGTGTTTTTATTGTCATGAGCTCATCTGCCCAGGGTGCTTCACAGATTCAGGGATCATGAAATGTGATGAGTGTCTGAACCGCCCCAGAGTGAATCTGCCAAATTGGGTGCCAGCGATCCTGTCAACTCTGAGTGCACAGTCATCTAATGGTAGCCTGACAGGTGCACTTGACAATCTGCTTCCTCAGCCTATCCAGCCTACTCAGATTGGCGAACCATCTGGACTGAAGAGGCAGCAGGCGATCCCAGAAGACTATGCAAGGATTGCTGCAGAGAGCGCTTCTGCTTCTGCACCAGCAGATGAAGAGATGCAAGAGACAGAGGCAGAACTTGCCATAATCTCTGCATCCGCCCAGGCAGCAGCCTCAGCAGCTTTTGCAGAGATGATGAATAAGTGATTTCTTTGAGAATAGCCTTTCCTATCACATGTTGCGTTACCACTTTGTTTATCCTTACACATTCTTCCTTGAAAATGAAAATATTATTGAAAAGATTTAAGAAAAAAGTAATATAATAAAACATAAATGTATTTTGAAGCAATTAATCTTATAGTTTGTCTTTTTTATTCTCTAGTAGGTATATCTTTTGCTGCATTATGCTGTTTAACATTTTGCGGACCATATGATTACCAGAACGATGAAGATTCAAATCTAAATATAATGTCTGATACTTATTCAGGAAATAAAAGAATTTTTACAAGATCCATGAGAAGCCGAATGTTAAATTAAATATTTTAAAGTTTATTTGATATTATAAAAATATCATTTTATAATATATTATAATGACTCATTATTATGAGAAAAATATAGTTGAGATAAAAAATGAATATACTGAATTCTTAACAAATATATTAACTCCATTATTATTTGAAGGTATAAAATCAATTTATGATAAGGCAGTAAAAATGGAAGAAACATTTAAACAAAGAGAATTAGAAGATCCATCAGTAAAAAATCCAGGAGTATTTAAAATATTTCAAATATGTCTAAGAGATATACCTAATTTAAATACAGCATCGATAGAAAATGAAACAAATAGAATTAAAGAAACATGTAAGTGTTCCGAATATTTTGATGCATTATTAAGGAGTACAATTAAAAGTCACATAGTATTATTAACTTTTAATTCAAAGAAAAAAAAATCAAAAATAGTAGAAGAAAGATACCATGAAAAAATAGATTCTAATTTATTTATACATAAATGTTATATTGAATGCTCTAGAATATTTTTCAATTATCCAGAATTATTTTGGCATTTATTTCCAACTTTAGATATAAAAAGAAATCAAAGAGAAATTTATGATTTAATTAAGCAAGCTATTCATGAAGCAATTAGAAAAACTTTACCTATAAAATTAATATTAGATGAATATTTAAAAAATGATTATGATTATGATGATGCAATTAAATCAGATGAAAAATTTGTAAAAGTAAAAAAATTATTAGATCAAGAAAATAATTATGAAGATTCAGTACCAAGTATTGAAAATGAGGAAGATGATGACAATGGTACAGATAATGATGAAGAAACTGGTAGAAGTTCTACACAGAATTCTTCCCATGTCTTAGCAGTAAATAAAGTAATAGATTCTGATGAACAAGAAGAAATAGAAGATGAAATGAAAAATATAGAAGGAGCAGTTAAAGAAAGTGAAAAACTAGAAGAAGAGGGAGATGAATTAATGTCACAAATATCAAATTCTGTAAATATAAATAATTTAGTATTAAATACAAGTGTCGATGAGAATGATATAGCAAAATCAAATATAACTCAAATGAAAAATATGCAAGAAAATCCTCAAAATGAATTTAAAATGATAAATGTACAAAGTAAAAGCAGAAACAAAAATGAAGAAAATTTTTTCGTAGATGAATTAAATAGATATAAATTAAATAAAATAGAAGAAGAAAGAAAACAAGAACCAATTAAAATTCAAAATAATAAAGTTCCTATACAAACGAAACCACAGGGAGATATAAATATGAATATAAAGAGAAATACAATATCAGATAAAAATGAATTCTTTAATTCAATTTTAAAATAAAAAAATTTCTAATTTTTCTTTTATTATAATATATAATAATATTATGATAGAAATAATAAAAAATCCTGTAATAATTGGATTAACAGTTGGCATTTTAGTATATATTTATATGAAATGGGAACAATCCAAAAGAAGACCTTATGAAAAGAATAAAAGAAAAGATTCAAATCTATTAATACCACTCGGTATAGGCGTCGCTGCATGGTTTATTGCACATAATTATTTTGAAAATTATAATTTTACAACAGATGGGACAAATCAAGTTCTAAGTGAAAAATTAGATTTTACAAATAATATACCAAGTAAAATAGAAATTGAAGATACAATGGTAGGTGGAGCAAATTTAGGTAATAATATAATGGCAAATAATAATATGACAACAATGCCACAAATTACTCAAATGAGACAAATTCCACAAATTCAATCATATCATTTATTAAAACGCGGAGTAACAATTCCAGAGAATATAAATATGCCTGATGTTTTATTGGAAAATTTTTAAAAATTAATATATGTATTAAATATATATTAGTAAGATGGCAGATGGATTAGACGATATTGGAAATGGGGCTAAATTCCCAATTAATGAATTTAAATTTGAATATTTAGTAGAAAATCCAGCAATAGTTATGATTGCAAAAAGAGGATCAGGTAAATCATGGGTATGTAAAGCTTTATTAAAACACTTTGAAAAAATCCCAGTAGGATTAATAATATCTCGTACTGATAGAGTAGATCCATTTTTCTCTCACTTCTTTCCAGATAGTTTTATATTCTATGATTATAAAAGTGAAGTAATTGAAAGACTTGTTAGAAGACAAGAATTAATTATGGAAAAATATAAAGACAAGAAAAAAGAAGGTAAGCGCTTAGATCCAAGGGCAATTATAATCATGGACGATTGTTTAGCTTCAAAAGGGACATGGATGAGAGATCAGCCTATATCTGAATTATTATTTAATGGAAGACATTTCTATATAACTTATGTATTGACAATGCAATATCCTTTAGGTATTACTCCAGAATTGAGATGTAACTTTGATTATATTTTTTTATTAGCAGAAGATTCTTATGGAAATATAAAAAGAATGCACGAACATTATGCAGGCATGTTTCCTACTTTAGATTCTTTTAGACAAGTATTTATGCAATTAACCGAAAATTTTGGTTGTATGGTAATTAATAATAGAGGTTCGCGTAAATCTCTATTTGATAAAATATATCATTATAAAGCTCCAACTTTATCAGACTCTGATATTAGAGCTGGTTGTTATCAATTTAGAAAATTCCATGAAGAAAATTATGATCAAGATTGGACAAAGAAAAAGAGATCACTTGATTTAGGAAAATATTTTGCTCAAAAGAAGAAAGATAAAAGTTCTATAAAAGTTGGAATTATTGATAAAGATAATCCTAATGGAAAATTTTAAATTTGACTTACGAAATATTGATTGATTAATTCTTTCTTTCTAGTATCAAGATCATTTACTTCACCAACCCATGTAGATGGTTGAGTAAACATCGTGGCAAAAATTTCTGAAACCATTGCAGGTTCTTCTTGTTCTTCTGCTAATGTTCTTGGAATATATCTATATATAATTTTTTCTCTAGATTTTTCTCCCATTCCTTTAGATATAGCAGCAGTTACAAAAATTATTCCTAAAATAAATAAAATTAAAGTTAATGTTTTATACATAATTATATAATAATATTTAAGATTAAATATTATTAAAAAATAAAATTTTAAGCATTACTACTTGCAGATTTTTTCTTATTAAGAAGATCAGCGTATAGCTTCTTCATCTTATCAAGATTTTCATCAATGCTTGAAATATTTTCATTTAGTTTCTTAACTTCTTCTTTCTTTTCTACTAGTTGTTCTTCAGTTAGATCTACTGATTCAGATTTATCTCTAACTTTTTCAAGTTCATTTGTTACAACTGAATCTTCATGAGATACCTTCTTTCTTTCTTCTAGTTTCTTTTTGAGTCTATCTTTAGTACTTTCTTTTCTTTCTGACTTCTTTTTAATTTCTTCTTTAATAGCAGATTCAATCATATCTCTCTTACGTTGAGATTCAACTTGTTTAGCTTTTTCTTGATTTTCAAGAGTTCCTCTCATTAGTTCTTGTAGTTTAGGTTCATAATAATTGTTATTATCTTTAATAACATTTGGATCAGGATCAAAAGGCATCCATTTAAAGTTTTCACCTACAAATACATGAAATGCTGGTTCATCATTACGAAGCTTTTCTGCATAAGCACTTGCTTCTTCATATGAACCAAAATTTCCTCTATTTTTAAATGCTCTAATATTACATCCTTTAATTCCTTCAGGAGTTAAGAAAGAGTATACACCATATTCTTGACCGCTAATTGGTTTATCTTCAGTTAAATAATCAATTTCTACTTTGGATTTACTTTGTGATTCTTGAGACATATTTATATTAATTATTAAAACTATATTTTTAAATAGTTTTAATCTCAATTTTTTTGAATTTATAGTGTAGGATACATAAAGTTAACAAATGTAATAAGTACAGTAAGTAATAATGTTTTTTCCATTATTCTATCATCTGTAGTGTGATAATATTGATCGAAAAAATTTAGACAAAAATAAATGATACCCATAATTAAAAATAATTTTATGATTCTTTTCATTAAAAACATTTATATATTAGTATATAATTTTATATAAGATATTATATTTTACTTAATTTTATCAAATTCTGTATAAATGTAAGTTCCATGATAAACTATTAAAAACAGTATTAAAAACAACTCTATTTCATTAAATGATACTTTATTATTTTCCATTAATTAAATTAATATTTATATTATTTTAAATATATAAAAAATGGATATCAAAGAATTTCCATTCTATAATAAAATTTATCATTTAGATAAAAATAAATTAAAAAATATTTTAAAAAATTTTAAAATAACTATTTCTACAAAAAAACCAAAAAATCTAGACGTAGAATTTAATAAATTAACGTATCCATTAAGTAAAAATGATAAAAAGAAATTAGAAAAAAATATAAAAGAAATAAAAGAATATTGTTTTATAGAATTAGACTATTTTAAAAATTTAGAAATAAACCAATTAGCAGATTATTATACAGAACCTTGTAGAATTGAATGTGAAACAAATAATCAAAGTCCTCTGAATTATTTTAATGAAAATAAGAATAAATTCAAAAATTTGTCATTAATAGAAATGAGAAAAATGATTTACAAAGGAGTTAGAACATGTTCAAATTTCAATATAGTATTTTCCATAAATATACTTAAATTATTTAAACCTAAAATTTGGATAGATATATCAAGTGGATGGGGGGATAGATTAATGAGTGCAATATGTTATAATTTACTTGGAGGTAAATTAAAAAAATATATTGGATCTGATCCTAATCCATGTTTACAACAATATTATAATAAAATGATAAATGATCTTACTCATGTAAATGATAAAAGTATTAATTATAAAGTTATTCAAAATGGGTTCATAGAAGCTGATTTTAATAAATATCTAGGAAAAGATAAATGTGATTTAATATTTTCATCTCCTCCTTTTTTTACAGTTGAAAAATATTCAAGTTCTGAAGAAGATTCTATTACAAAATTTAATACTATTGATGAATGGAAATTTGGTTTTTTATTTAAATCTATAGAAAAAAGTTATGAATTACTTAGAAAAGATGGTTATTTAGCATTATATATTGAAGATAGAGATGATTTTAAATTTATAGAAGATATGAAAAATTATGCAAAAGTTGTCGGATTTGCAGATACTGGATCTATATATTATTATTTTCCAAATGAAGGTTTTAAATATCAATCTAAACCTAGAGAAATTTTTGTATTTAAAAAGAATTAAAAAAAATGAATATAAATAAATAAAGATATATATTTATTTATATGAAAAATACATCACCTTTAAGATATCCTGGTGGAAAAAGCCGTGCATGTAAAATATTAGATGAAATATTAAATAAAAACTTTGATTTAGAAGATTTTACAATATTAGTTTCTCCATTCTTTGGTGGAGGATCGTTTGAGTTTTATTTGCAAAATAAATATAATTTTGATCTAAAAGTTAATGATAAATTTAAACCATTATATAATTTTTGGAATCAAATTAAGATAAATAAAAATAAATTATATGATGAAGTAAATAAAAATAAAAATATTTCAAAAGATAAATTTAAGGAATATCGTGAAAATATTATGGAATTAGATAATGAACTAGAACAAGCAAAATATTTTTTCATAATTAATAGATGTTCATTTAGCGGGGCAACTTTATCAGGAGGATTTTCTTTAGAAGCATCACAAAAAAGATTTACACAATCATCTATAGAAAAAATTAAGCAATTAGATTTATCAAAATTAGAAATAAGTAATTTAGATTTTGAAGAATTTATAAAAAATTTTTATAAAAATAATGATACTTCTACTAGTTTAATGTTTCTTGATCCTCCATATTATTTAGAAAAAGGATCCAAATTATATGGAGATAATGGAGATATGCACGAATCATTCGATCATAAAAAATTATTTAAAACTTTAAAAAATAAAAAGAATTGGATAATGACATATAATGATTGTGAATATATCAGAGATTTATATAAAAAATTTAAAATTATAGAAACAAATTGGTCATATGGAATGAATAAATCAAAGGAATCATCTGAATTAGTTATTATCAGTATTTAAATTATCATTAATATATTTTAGATTTTTTGGTAACTTTTCTATTTTATCTAATGAAAATGGAGAAGCTTTTACTTTATTTATATTTTTTGGTTTACATGCAGCCATTACAGATAGATGACAAAATCCATTTTTATCTTTTCTTTTATGAATTTTTGTTCTAATTCTAATTTCTTGATCACAAATAAATTCAGGAACACCGAAATTACATATATCTTCACCCAAGTGATAAAGTCCTTTATCTGATACTTGTATGTAATGACATCCTTTTTCTTTGTAAATTTTTTTTATAGTATCATTCGGAATATCTTTGTAAAAATCTTTAAATTTACCAGTTTCTTGTTTTATTTTAACCCATTCATCATGCGTAATTTTTTGTTTTATAAATGGTGGCACTTCTCCATTATATAAATTGATATCTTGAATTAATTGATTAAAGATATCTCTAGAGTTTTCTGGAATTTTAGAATAAATTGTCGATGTCCATTTATTATCAATATATTTTAAACAACATTGCATCCAATCAGGAGTTTTCTTTTTTTTTATTTCTATAGGTATATCTTTTTCTTTTTGATAATTACATATAATATCATTATCGGCACCAGATCCTCCAAGTTCTTTTTCATCTTGCGTATTAAAGAAAATATCTTTTCCATCTAATTTACATTTTCTAGTAATATTAAAAATAACTTTTTCATAAAGTATTCCTTCTATTGAACATTGTTTACCTTTACTTATATGATTAATTTTTTTTGGAGTTGGAAGTTTTTCTTTATCATTAACTTTATCTAAAACTAATTTACTAGTATTTCTAGCTATTTTAACCAGTTTTCGTTTAAGCCTTTTAAGCTTTTTTTTATTAAGCTTGCCATGGTTTTCCAAGATAAATGTATATATCACAGTTTTATATAAAAATTGTGATAAATAAACTAATAAATTCATTTTTTTTAAACACTTGGATAAAAAGGCCAATTTAATTCTTTGCAAATTTTTTCCCAGGAATCATCTGCTTTTTTGAGTTTATCTCTTGATTTAAGTAGTGGGAAACAATCTGCAAATTCTGGCATATCAAGAATTTCAAATATTTTATGGAAGAAAAATGCATAGTTAAGATAATTTTTTCTATCTTTAGGGCAATGTTTATTAAATGGTTCTTCTGTCTGTTTAAACATTTTCTTAATTAGTTCTTCAGTTTCTCTAGATATAGAAGGAGCTGGTTTATTTGTTATTTTACTTAAAATAAAAGGTATGTGTTCATAATAAGTAGTAAATCTTAGTTTCTTTAAAATTTGTTTTATTAAAATTTTAGATTTAGAATATTTCATTTCAATTAAATCATCATTACTAATTTTAAGTTTTTTAAGTTCTCCGATAATACCATTATAAACTTTAGGAGGTATTTCAGTAGATTCTTTTGCTTGAAATTGATTAAGTGTTTCTGCAAGATGTGTTTGTTTCTTATAAGGAGTTCTTGGTTTTTCATTACCTGCTTCTTTATGATTAGGTACTTCTGATTCAATAATAACATGTTCAGTTTCTCCACATTTAGTACAAACATACATACCTTCAGATTGAATTAAAGTTTTTTCAACATTACATTGAGAACACATTTTAATATAGTTTGGCTTTACTTTTTCTGAAGCATATTTTTTATCTATGACTGACATATATAAGTCAAATAAAGAAGCTCTATTAGATACTACTTTTTCTACAGTATTTACTTGAGAATTAATTTTAGTATTTCTTTTTGTTTCTTCATCTATATCATCATTATTATTATCATTATTATCATTATTGATATCATTTTCTTTATTAACAGTATTATCTGAATTTGTTGGTTTTTTTAAACTTGAAAAAAATGTTAAAATATTTTTAGAATTTTTATTATTTATTTCTTCTAAATTTTTAATTCTTTTCT